TCTTAAGAACTTTATCATGAATCCAGAGGTTTATGATATGTTGGCAGTAACAACATCATTATTAGACTCAAAAGGTACAATAGGTAAGAGCGGACTTTTTATTCCAGAACAATGGTCTATGCCACCGTTCATAGATGAATATGGAAATTCAAGAGTGGTAGAAGCTCTGGAAGCAATCAAAAAAGAAAGAGAAAAGTGGAAGAAAGAGTTAAACCCTGAACAGTATCAATTACGTATATCTCAGAAACCTACAAACATAGAAGAAGCATTTGCATTTAGAAAAGAGTCTAAGTTTCCTCAACATCTAGTTTCTAAACAAATGCAACGTGTAGAAGATAAAGAATATCCTTATGAGTTATTAGATCTTTACAAAAATGAACAGGGTAAGATTATTGCACAAGAGTCTAGAAAGCTTCCCATCTCCGAGTTTCCTATTTCTAAGACAGCAGAAGATAAAGAAGGATGTATTGTTGTTTGGGAAAAACCTGTTTCTAATCCTGGGTTTGGAATGTATTATGCATCTATTGACCCTGTAGGGGAAGGTAAGACGACCACCTCAGATTCATTATGTTCTATTTTCATTTACAAAACTAAGGTGGAGGTGACAAAGGATGACGGATATGGAGACCGTAAAACATATGTAGAACATGATAAGATTGTAGCTAGCTGGTGTGGGAGGTTTGATGACATCAATAAAACACATGAGCGTTTAGAGCTAATAATTGAATGGTATAATGCCTGGACTGTGGTGGAAAATAATATCTCACTATTCATCCAGTATATGATTTCTAGAAAAAAACAGCGCTATCTAGTACCAAAAGACCAAATCTTATTCCTTAAAGATTTAGGATCTAATGCCACTGTATATCAAACATACGGATGGAAAAACACTGGGACACTCTTTAAGCAACACCTCTTATCCTATGGTATTCAATATCTTACAGAAGAAATAGACGAGGAGATAAATGAAAAAGGAGAGACAACAAAAGTGATGTTTGGGGTGGAGCGTATTCCAGATCCCATGCTTTTAAAGGAGATGCAGGCATACCATGAAGGTTTAAACGTGGACCGTTTAGTGGCATTCTGTGCACTTATAGCGTTTGCAAAAGTGCAGGAGTCAAACAGAGGGGTACATAAGCGTTTAGAAGCAAACTCAAATTTGGAAAAGTCAGAAAAAAGTTATAAATTAAAATTGAACCCTTTTAGACATATTGGAGGTTCACAATCAATTGGTTCTGGTATGTCTAAACCCCGTTCACCATTTAAAAACTTAAAGTAGATGTACGTGTTTGAAACCACTTTTACTACACCAAGTATTTATACTTATTCTTCTAGCACTGCTGGAGACATTATTTTTTTTTATAAGTAACTCATAATCATGCAGATATTAAATGCTTTAGATCTTAAATCTGGCAAGAAAGCTGAGTATAACAAGTTGGGTACACTCACCCAACCTATTCAGTTTTTACCCCTTTCTGCTAAAGATGAGCAGTGGAGAGCTAGTAACATGGACTGGTTGGAGTGGCAGGGTATTAAGCAAATACGTAGAAACGCTCGTAAACTTCTTAAAAACTATAAACTTGCTAAAGGTATTATTGACCGTACAGACTATATAGTAGAAGAAAATAATGAATATGCTGATCTAATTGAGACGTTAACCAAAGAAGATCAGTCTGCTTTAGAACTTAAGTTTTATCCCATCATTCCAAATGTAATTAATCTTTTAAGTGGGGAGTTTTCAAAAAGAGCTTCTAAAGTTATATTTCGTGCTGTTGATGACATTTCCTATAATGAAATGTTAGAACAAAAGCGTTCAATGATTGAACAAACCCTCATTACAGAAGCTGAACGCGAGATGACAATGAGGATGATGAATATGGGGATGGATCCAAACTCTGAGGAAGCTCAGCAAGCACTTTCTCCTGAAGCTATCCGATCACTTCCTGAGATTGAGTCTTTCTTTAAAAAAGATTATCGTTCTATGGTGGAAGAGTGGGCAACTCACCAGATGAAGGTAGATGAAGAAAGATTTAAGCTCTTTGAATTAGAAAACATGGCATTTCGTGACATGCTCATCTCAGATCGTGAGTTTTGGCACTTTCGCATGATGGAAGATGATTATGAAGTGGAGCTTTGGAACCCTGTCTTAACTTTCTATCACAAGAGTCCTGATGCGCGTTATGTATCTCAGGGTAATTGGGTGGGTAAGTTTGATATCCTAACTGTTGCTGATGTTATTGACAAGTATGGCTACATGATGACACAGGAGCAGTTGGAATCTTTAGAGGCAATCTATCCTATTCGTTCTGCAGGTCTTCCTATGGGAGGATTACAAAACGATGGTAGCTTTTATGATCCTAGTAGATCTCATAAATGGAATACAGAAGGACCATCCTTAGCGATGCGTCAGTTTTTATCTGCATATGAGAATATGCCATACAATGGGGACATTGTACAATGGATTTTAAGTGAGAGTGAAGATTTCTTCGATTATGGACCCAACTTTATGCTTCGTGTAGCTACCATTTATTGGAAAAGTCAGCGTAAAGTGGGGCATCTCACTAAGATTACAGAAGACGGAGAGATGATTCAAGATATTGTAGATGAGACATTTAAGGTGTTAGAAAAACCTATTTATGACACTCGTCTTTCTACAAAAAAGACTAGAGAAAATCTAGTTTATGGAGAACATATTGATTGGATTTGGATTAATGAAACATGGGGTGGTGTTAAGATTGGACCAAACAGACCTACATTCTGGGGTATGGAAAATCCTACAGGGTTTAGTCCCATCTATCTTAATGTTAAAAAACTTCCATTCCAATTTAAAGGAGACCACACACTTTATGGATGTAAACTTCCTGTAGAGGGTTCTGTGTTCTCTGATCGCAATACGCGATCCGTATCTCTGGTGGATCTTATGAAACCATATCAGATTGGATACAATATTGTAAACAATCAGATAGCAGATATACTAGTCGATGAGTTGGGAACCGTAATCCTTCTAGACCAGAATGCTCTACCTCGTCACTCTTTAGGAGAAGACTGGGGACGAAATAATCTGGCAAAGGCTTACGTAGCAATGAAAAACTTTTCAATGCTACCCTTGGATACAACTATCACTAACACTGAGAATGCTCTTTCATTCCAACACTATCAGGTGTTAAATCTGGAGCAGACTCAACGCTTGCTTTCTAGGATTCAGTTATCTAACTATTTTAAAACGCAAGCATTTGAGTCTATTGGTATCACTGGACAGCGTATTGGAACACCTGTTGGTCAAGAAACAGCAACAGGTATCCAACAGTCTGTAGCAGCATCATATTCTCAAACTGAACAGTATTTTACGCAGCATAGTGACTTTTTAATGCCACGTGTTCATCAAATGCGTACTGATCTTGCACAATACTATCAGTCTAAAAATCCTTCTTTACGCTTGCAATATGTAACAAGTGCAGAAGAGAAGGTGAATTTTGAAATTAACGGTACAGATCTTCTACTTAGAGATCTAAACATATTTGCTACTACCAAGAGTAATCATAAGTTTGTTCTTGAGCAGCTTAAGCAACTTGCTATTACAAATAATACAGCAGGTGCATCTATTTACGATCTTGGTAATATCATTAAATCAGAATCGATTGCAGAGCTTTCTCATGTTCTTAAGTCTGCTGAAGAGAAGCAACAAGCAAATCTCGAACAACAGAGACAACAAGAACAAGCTCTGCAACAACAACAAATTGAAGCTCGTCAGCAAGAACAAATGATGAAGATGCAGTTTGAAGCTGAAGAGAATGAAAAAGATAGACAAGCAAACATTTTACAAGCTGAAATACGTTCTGCTGGGTATGGTTCTATGATGGATATTGATAAGAATCAACAAAGTGATTATCAAGATGCATTAGAAAACATCCAAAAACAAGAGAATTATCAACAGCAAATGGGTCTTGAAAGAGACAAAGAGATTAATAAGACAAACACTGCACGTGAGCAGCTTCGTATTAAAGAGCAAGAGATTTCAGCAAAAGAACGTATTGCAGAAAAACAAGTGGAAATTGCTCGTATGAATAAGAATAAATATGATGTAAAAAAACCTAAGAAATGATATACTCATCACAAATAGAAAATCTTTTATCAAAGATATATGCTAAACTTTGCTGTATTACAAATTCTTCAAGTGATCCGATAGTAGTTTCATTTGGAGAAGACCCTCAACCCGTTACTGTTGAGGGAACTGTCAATGTTGATGGCGACCTATCTTTTACATTTTCTCCTACAGCATCTGATTCTTTTGGAAGACTCAGAGTATCTGAGCCTTTCACAATGTTTGATTCTAGTCATAGATTTGATGACAATGATCTTTGGGCTACAGCTACAGCCACTAGTGGTGCAGCTGTATTTAATGCTAATCAAGGACTTGTAGATTTGAATGTTACAGCAGCTTCTGGATCTTCTGTTATAAGAGAAACAATAAAGGTGTTTGCTTACCAACCAGGTAAGTCACTTCTTGTTCTAAACACTTTTGTAATGGCTCCTGCTAAAACAGGACTTACACAAAGAGTTGGGTATTATGGAGCAAATAATGGTTTTTATTTAGAACAAGCAGACAGTAGTGTATCTTTTGTAAAAAGAAGTGTTGTAACAGGTTCTTTAGTAAACACACCTGTTTTACAAGCTGATTGGAATGGTGACAAACTTAATGGATCTGGTCCTTCAGGACTAACTCTTGATCTTACAAAAGCACAAATTCTTTGGATGGATCTTGAGTGGTTAGGAGTGGGGTCTGTAAGAATGGGGTTTGTTATTAATGGACAATTTATTCTATGTCATACATTCAACCATGCTAATATAATAGCTTCTACATACATTACAACTGCTTCATTACCACTGCGTTATGAAATATTTAATACAGCTGGTACAACTGGAACATCTACATTAAAACAAGTGTGTTCTACAGTGTTATCAGAAGGTGGGTATGAGCTTAGAGGTAAACAACAATCTATAGGTACGCCCATCACTGCACCTAGAACATTTGCTGTAGCTGGTACATACTATCCAATTGTAGGAATAAGGCTTATATCTACAAGACTAGATGCTATTGTAATTGCAACAGCTATTTCTCTTATAGGACTTGGTAATGGTAAGAACTACCAGTGGAGAGTGGTGAATGGTAATGTAGCAATTTCTGGAGGAAGTTGGGTGCCTGCTGGTGGTGATTCTGCTGTAGAATATAATATTACAGGAACAAGTGCTACAGGTGGTAGAATCTTAGCTAGTGGATATGTAAACTCATCTAACCAAGGATCACCTAGTATAAATATTCTTAAAGAGGCTCTTTTTGCTAATCAGCTTGAGAGAAATACGTTTACAAACACTCCTTATGAGTTTGTCATAGAAATGGCTATTGATACAGTGGGAGGAGTGTTAGGTGCTTATGCTTCTATAGACTGGGAAGAAGTAAGTAGATAATATAAACTATCATAAGATGATTCAAGGTATATACGAAAGACTAGACTGGTTAACAAACAAGGTGAAAAAACTTTGTTGTATAGTGGATTATACTAATCTTCCTGAGTATGCAGATAATGCTGCAGCTTTAGAAGGAGGTTTAACCGTAGGTCAAGTGTATAGAACAGGAGACTTTTTAAAAGTTGTTCACTAATAATTATTAATCACCCTTTATAAAAACAAAAAAACATGAGACCAATTGAACCTGTACAAGTGTGGTTTAACGGTGTAGAAATGGAAGCTAACCGTCTCAACTTGTATATTACTAATGACAATTTGAAGGACACAGCACAGTTTTGGTATGCGTTGTTAGTGGAAACACCTATTCCCACTACTACAACCACTACTGGTGAAGGTCCTACTCCTCCCCCTCCTCCTGGTCCAGTACCTCCTTTTATGAATGTTGTTCAAGTAACACAAGGTAATCTTACCATGACTGGACAAGAATATCTTGATTGGGATGAGTCTAGTGCTGGTACTATCAATGAAGCAGCTTTTGTATGGGCAGCTGGAAAGTTGAACCTTACTCTTGTTTAATGATTTAGTGTAGTATACAGTTAGATCTATAGCTGTATACTACACATATTTCATTTTTTTTGGTCTACATTTTTAAGATTTACAAGTATTATTTTGTATATTCTATTGTAGACTAAAAACAACCAACATGAGCACACAAAATGCTGCTGCACAAACAAATGTGCAACAAATAGATCTTGACATTGACAGTCTTTTTTCAGGTGCACCAGATGCATCTAGTGTAGTTACTCCAGATGCGCCCGCACCTACGCCAGCGCAGGATAAGAAACCAAGTGTTTTTACAAAACCACAAATGGATCTAAGTTTTTTAGATCCAGGTAAGGAGAACGAAACTGAGGAGGATGAGAAATCTGAAGAAGACAGTCAAAAAAAGGAAGAGAAGAAAGAAGATGTTTCACGTGAAACGTTAGATGATATTCTTAAACCTGATGTCGAAGATGATCAAAAACAAGGTGGTAGACCAAAACTGGATAAATCTGGGATGGTTGAAACCTTTGGTAAGTTGATCGAAGAGGGTCTTATCGTTCCCTTTGAGGATGAGAAACCGATGGAGGAGTACTCCGTAAAAGATTGGAAGGAACTTCTAGAAGCGAACTTCCAAGAAAGGGAAAAGAAGGTGAGACAAGAAACACCTAAAGAGTTCTTTGAGTCGTTACCGGAAGAGTTGCAATATGCTGCAAAGTATGTCGCAGATGGAGGACAAGATCTT